CAAACATTGTAGGGAGTGCCCCCTCGCTGAGATGAAGGAGCGATACGATGCCTGAATCCGAGGAGAAATTGTGGACGGAAGAGGAATGCGAGAAGCTCTGCGGCCACTGTTGGGACAGGTCGAACACGGTCGGGTATGAGCATCGTCGCCGTGTCTGTCGGCATTGTGGCCGTGTGGAAGACCACGTGTGGGTGAAATACGATGCCTGACTGGACAAGCCATCTAACGCCTGAGGAGAGGGATATGCTGGCTAGTCTGCGATTTGATGATTTGCGTCGGTCTGTTAAATTGCCTGCCAGCAGAATACAACACTACCTCCACATCATCGCCGTCTTGCGGGAGCTGGTGGCGGAGAAGGACAAGGCGCTAGCACTGGAACATGGGTCAGAGAGTTCAGTAACGGAATACAGCTTCAAGATGCATAACCGCTGTTATTGTGAGGATGGGCCGCAGCCACATGGCTGTCATAACTGTGATGCCCTCAGACTCACTGAAGACGACATGCGGAAGCGGCTGGAGGAGAAGTAGTATGCGTGTCTGCTTTGCTCCTCATACCACTGACATCCCTGAGACCATCCAGCCTTACATCGAGAGCCTACTCGAAAGGTACGACGCGGTTATCGTCAGTCCTTACATGGGCGTTGAGCAATTCAGCCTGTTCGGAGCGCGGGTCATCGTGGACTGTAGGCCGAAGCCAGACTTGCGATCCACTGATAGCTGTTTGGCTGCGGACTACGAGCATGATGCAATTGAAGCTGGGTTGAGCGTCCTAGTCTGCGAGGGTCATGTCCATGAGCTGGAGGAGAAGTGACCTCTCGCCCTAGATTCAAGGAGCGTCTACGTCAGGAGATACTCCGTAAGAGAGGACTCCAGCGAGAAGGCCACGGACATCTTGGCGATGTGCCTAAGCCTGAGTTCACTGACAGTGGAAACAAAACCCTAGCAATGAGGCTATTGGAGGAGATACATGGTAGGCCGATTGAGGAGCTACTGATGGAAGGCAACATCAACGAGGTTGGCGCAGCCCTGTTTCTTGACCCATCTACGGTATCCAAATGGCGTTTGAGATTAGGATTAAGGTGATGCGCGTCTTTCCTACTGAGATTATTGGTATTCTCCTACACTCAGGTAAATACACTCCGAACCAAGTCAGGCTTGCTTACAACTTAAAGGCTATATAGGTATGGAACCCAGGCAACTCGGCGAGTTCCTTAGATGGAAACCTGTGTATCCTACACCATTCATCAGTAATGGAATCCTCTACCCTCGTAACCGACTCATGTTGTACGGTCGATACAAGGCACTCAAGTCCATGATGTTCCTTGCACTAGGCCGAGCCCTTGCCTGTGGTCAGCCCTGGATGGGGTTTGACACGCCTAAGGATGGTATCCGAGTCCTTTACCTCCAGCTTGAGATACCTGAACTATTGCTTCACAAGCGCATGGCTAGGATGGAGTTAGGCTGGAGTGCGACAGGGTCGGAGCGGATGGGTAAGATGCTACGGGAGAACTTCTACGTATGGACTGAGCCGTACATGAAGCTAGACCATGAGCCAGGCATAGCAGCACTCAGGCAACGGATAGAGGCAATCAAACCAGCGGCCATCCTTATCGACCCCGTATATAAGATTATCAGTGGCAACATCCTCGACCCGAATCACATTAGGCAATTCTGCGACAACATTGATGTCCTACTAGGAGACTACGAACTGTCGATTCTCCTAGCACACCATGCTAGGAAGTCCGCTATCAGTGAGGACAGTAGCTATGACCTTGGCTCGGATGACATGCTCGGTGCGGCGGTGTTCTCATATTGGGCGGATACGGTAATCAAGATAGCAAAGACAGGCGAGAAGAATAACCAGATAGGACTGCAACTTAACTTTGATGTGATTCGTCATGCGGAGGAGGAGATTGAGCCGAAGACCATTGTGTTTGATAGGGAGGACTTGATGTTCAGGGAAGGAGGACAGCTTGTTAGCATAGCTAGGTAGAATCCATCTCACTGGGAAAGGAGGTGATACAGATGTTTGACCCGAACGAGAAGCCTAACGGTCAGGGCCAGGACGACCAGGAGCCTCAGCCTGTCGAGACTGAACCCGAGGAGTCGGAGGGCGAGGAAGACGACGAGGAGGAAGAAGAGGACAAGGAGTCCGAGTAGGGCTCTGTGGGTAGAGGTCTGATGGGACTAGGGAAGACCCGCGACGGCTATGGGGCTGAGGCCGTCAGAGGATAAGGTAGTAGCAAGGAGGAATTGCAATTGGTGCAAGAGAAGCCTAGTGTAGACAGGCCATCAGGAGGGGATACTCCACTAAGGCACTTCAAGGGAGTGCTGGACAGTTACGGTATGGAACAGCGGGAGTTCCAAGGCCGCAAGTACAGTGTTGTGGAGTTCAACTTCAAGGACCTGGATGTTATTGACTCGGAGGAGCCGTACCCGTTCCCGATAGCGGTCATTCGGGTAGGCTATGCCCCTCCGTCGCAGTCCAAGGGCGGGAACAAGTGGGAAGCACTGGCCTCAAGTGTCCGTAAGCTGAGCCCTGCGAACCCGGACATCGACATACTAGTAGGCAAGCCTCAGGAGTGGAAACGCAATCCATTCAAGCTGAGGCAGGCACTGGTTGACGAGGATGGTCAACCTGTCATGGAGGATGATGGGAAGGGAGGACAGCGGCAGCAGTGGGGTGATGTGGATGTTCCCTGCTGGCAGGTTGTCAGTGTGGATGGGCTCGGCTCCACGCAGCAGGCCGACCAGGACTTCGATGCCTTCCTTGTGGAGTTGGCCGATGGCAAGGCTGATAAGGACTTCTATGAGGCAGCACTTACCAACTCACAGGTCACGGCCAGACCGAATGTGGTCACAGCTATCACGGACAGGAAGCTGCTGGATACACTCATTCAGGCCGGCAAGCTGAGTCGGGATGAGGAAGGAGTGTTGCACAAGGTTTAGGCTGATGGGAGGGTGGGCAGGTCTTACCTCCCTTTGGCCTGTCCACCCTCCTCAGCATTGGAGGTGCAAATGAAATACATTAATAGGTACAACATCGACGAGGCCATAGCTCAAGCCGTTGCCAATGACTCATATGAGAAGGTAGGTGACACCTCAGTTACGCGCCTGATTCGGCCCCCGCAGGTCACAGCACTGGAGGCCGCTCACGAGGACGAGTTGGAGATGGACGTGAGCGACGGTCTGTGGATGCTACTAGGGCAGGCCATAGGTGACATCATCGAGCGAGGGAGTTCGGTCGGAGTTCAGCGGCAACGGTTGCTGGTGGAGGTGGGTGGATGGGAGGTTTCAGGTGAGTTCGACATCTGGTACAAGGAGGGAATCCTCAAGGACTACAAGGTAACCTCCGTCTGGGCGTTTCTACTAGGAGGCAAACTGGAGTGGGAGGCACAACTCAATCTCTATAGGCTGCTCGCACTGAGGCACAACTATCGAGTAGACAGGCTAGCCATCGCTGCCATCCTGCGCGACTGGAATGTAAGACAGATTGGAATTGAGGACTACCCTAATATTCCGTTCCTTGAACGGGAGATTCCAGTCTGGCCTGTCGCCGAAGCCGAGGCGTTCATGCACCTCAAGGTAGAGGAGCACATGAATGCCAAGACGGTCTTCATGGCAAGGCCTTGCTCAGCTGAGGAGCGTTGGGCTAGACCTGACCAGTGGGCGACTAAGAAACCGGGAGCGAAGCGGGCTACCAAGCTGTTCACTGATAAGCCAATGGCTGAGTTTGCTGCTCGGTCGCAGGGATTGGAGTTGGAGTTCAGGCCTGGAGAGAACGTTAGGTGTGAAGGCTACTGCCCTGTGGTTCGGTGGTGTGAGCAGGCTAAGCAGCTAGGTGTGAAGGCTACTGGTCACCCGTCACTCAGTCCGCCTGGAGGTTACAGTGGAACCTAGGACATTCCACTTCGTTATCTATGCACTTGCCTGGAAGCTATTCAAGGCCAAGCTAGCTCGGAGTAGGAGGAGGCATTGGACATATCAGGAGTTGATGGCACTACAGCTTGCCTGTCTGGAGGAAGCACTCGATGGCCAGCAAGAGGCGACTCCGGCGTAAGCAGTGTGCCAACAAGGTAAGGTACTCCTCAAGGAAGGAGGCAAAGGGTATGAGCTTGAGGCCAAGTCTACAAATCTACAAGTGCCCGTTCTGCACAGGCTATCATGCAGGACACAAGCCAATGAGGAGGGAGAGCCGTGGATGAGCAGGAGCCGTATGCGGCACTGGACAACCTCATAGACCACATAGGCAACGACATAACACCAGGTATTATAGAAAGACGGCCGGCCTTGAAGGCAGCGGTAATTCGAGGTCTGAAGGTAATTGACCGCGCAGTGAAGGAAGGAAGGTACAGGCCTGATGTTGCTCAGCTTGGAAGGTAACGAGTCCAGCGGCAAGACCACACTAGCCTATTCAGCCCCACTTCCTATCGTCGGCTTTGCCTTCGATATGGGCTTCGAGCGGGCGGTACAAGGAGGCAGGTATAACGAGCTATTCAAAGGGCTCCGTATCAACACGGTCCCCTACGATGGGAACCCGGAGGGTAAGGTCTGGGACGATGTGGACATTACGGTATTCGAGCTACCTCAGCCGATACAGTTGGACTCGATTCGGGTGGTAGGCTGTCAGAAGTTGTGGCAGTATTTCATACAACTGTGTGCGAGGACACTGAGCGACCCCAGAGTCAGGACTGTGGTGATTGACACCATGACGGTTGCCAGGCGTGTCAAGGCCAGTGCGTACTTGGAAGGGCTGCAAGGTGTTGCGTTTGACAATAACGGCAACAGGAAGTCTGGGGAGAGGTTGAGGGAGAAGCTGATACAGATTGAGTACGGGTCGGTCAATGATGCCATTCGGGACATCTACACAAGTGCGGCAGGAGTTAAGGTGAATCTAGTGGCAACTCACCACCTAACCGACGAACGTAAGGATCACATTGGTAAGGACGGCCAGATTGAGCAGGTGCTCACGGGGAACAAGCTACTTGAAGGGCTTGCAGGAACACACAGATTTGTGGACATTGCCATACGGATGGAGAAGGCTGAAGGCAAGTTGAGTGGTAAGTTCCTCAAATGTGGCTACAACTTGAGTCAGGAAGGCACAACCCTGACCGACCCGACCTGGGACGGTATTGCTAACCTTGTAGCAATGGGGACTGGAGACCGAGTACAGTTGGATAGGAGGGTGGCCGTTGAAGTGTCCTAATCCTAACTGTGACGGTAACGTCCTCGTCAACAGAATGCGGACGGATACAGTCTCCAATGAGGGCACAATCCCAGAGCTTAAGGAGTGGGATGAGGAGTGGGTTATCTGCGACGAATGT